ACATTTTTCCTGTGTTTGGGTCTTGTTGAACATTAGCATAATTAGATTTTGGTATTACTTCTTTTGGGTTTTCATAAATTAAGTTGCCTTGCTTATCAATAACTCTAGCACCTTGAGCTACAGTCATTGGCGATTCTTCTTTAAACATATTGCCTAATTGCATTTCTAATAATTTAGGCGCTAAATCAGGCCTAGCTTGTAATGCTTTTGCTAAAAATGCGTTTCTATCAGGCATAGCTTGTGATTCTGTAATCATAGGCTGATTGCCAAAGTCATTATAAGAAGAATCTAATTGAGTTTCAGGTTTTAATAAATCAGCTAATTTGGCATTTTGAGAAGCTTGATAATCACCATATTTCTTCATGGCTTCTTTTTCACTTTTGCCAGCTATGTATTTATTAGCTGCCCCAGCCAATTGTTGCGTCCATGATGGAGCTACATATATGCCAGACACCATTTGACCTTGAGGCATTTCTTGTTGACGCAAGGCATCAGCAAACTTAAGCCTGCGTTGCAATTCAAGCTGCATCATTGTATCGTCTTGAGGCATTTGCTCATAATCCATAATTGCCATTTTATTATTCCTTATTAGCTAAAAAAGCCACCGCCATATAAACTGCCGCCTAAGTTCATTAATCCACCTAACAAACCTGCATTACCAGCTTGATCAGCATTGTAAGCACTTAATTGGTTTTGGTATTGAGCATTAGTTGCACCAAGAAGGTCTGGACCTGCTGTGTTAGCTTGGTTTGGAGTGTTGACATAGCTAGGGCCTGAAACCTGTGAACCTGTACGCAACGCATTAATGACGTTGATAGGTTGCAATTGGTTGTAACCTTCTTGTTGAAACGCTTGTTGGTTAGCTGCCAAGCCTGTGTTCATGCCTTGAATTTGAGCTGAAGTTAACAAGTCATTTTGTTGTTGTGATAATTGACGTTTAGCATTGTTGTAAGCTTCTGTACCTTGAGCAATGCCTTGGTTAGCTAACTGAGCATCATTCATCTGACTTTGTTGAGCCATTTGAGGCTGCAATCTACGCATAATAGCATCAGAATATGTTTCACCAGGATTAATGCCGTAAGAAGGCAATTTGGACATATCCACACCTGGTTTAGCTAATAAGCCACTAGCATAGTCTAAACCTTGTTGAGCAGTACCCAATAAGCCAGAGCTTAATTGTGTTTGCCTATTTAAAATATCTTGTTGACCAGGAGCTAATGTCTGGGTGGCTGTGTACAGCGTATTGCCATAAGCATCTTTTTCTGGATTAGCCGTATAAGTCAAATTTCCATAAGGTGTAATTTGATTAGTACGGTTAGCAGCAGCAGTAGCTCTTGCCGCTTCTAAATTACCTTGAGCCGTAGCCTTTGCTGCAGCTGTATAATCTGGAGGAGGAGGAGCGCCTCCACCACCACCAAATACTGCTTTAACAATTTTACCCATTATTTATTTCCTTTCAAATATATACAATCTTTACGATAGATTGTGTAAATAATTAAATCGCCATTAGCTGAACACTCAGGTATCCGAGCATTTTCTTTAAATCCCATTCCTTCTAAAACTCTACATGATTCTTTGTTGCCTGAAAAAGCTGTTGCAGTCATTACTTTTACTTTTAATTGATTAAATGGATAGTCGCAAATGTAGTTTAATGTTCTTCTTGTTAACCATCCAACTTCACCAGCAGCAGAGATAGTGCATCTATACCCAGCCTCATAACTATCATAAATTACACCACCTACTAGTTTTCCATCTTTTTCAAAACCAATAGACTGAAAATCAGTAAAGTTATCTCCTGCTTTTTTTTCAGCAAGGTATTTAGCAACACGCTCATTTTGATTAAACACCAAAATCAAAGTATTGCACCACCTTCAATTACAATGTCAGTTGATACCCAGCGAACTTGTATGCCAGAGGCAGCAGTCTTAACAATAGGAGCGCCATAATAGCCAACTCCATTTAGACCTTGCCAGTTTTGCAATACAGACAATGCACCGCCCCAAGTTCCAACATCCCATAACGTAGAATCCCATTTAGAATAATTTGTTGGAGTAAAAGTTAATGAAGTTGTTGGAATATCTGTATTAAAGTCTATGTTAATGCCAGCATAAACAGATGGAGCGCCATCAGTCCTAAATATAGGACGGCTCATAGTAAAGCGTTTAAGTGAACCAGCGCTGTTAAAGTTATTAAAAGCTTGTAAGCCTAATGCCGTAATGTTGTTGCCATCGTCAGCGTTAGTATACCAAGCCCTAGCTACATAACCATTGCCACCAAAGTAAGGCTCATCATTAAACATCTCCATACAATTGGAGTTCCAACCAGTATAATTACACCAAGAGCCTGTAATGGTGTTCATTACATATTGCTGTTGATTTTGACCTTCTTGAATTGGTACATTTACCCACAATTGGTTAATTGTTGGTACATACATTAGTTGCCAGCCAAAGTTTCCTGCATAGTTTGTTACAGCCTCGCTAATAGCGTATTGTATCTTGTCTGTAATGGCTACCCTAGGTTGAACCCTAGATGATTGCAAAGCGCCTGATAATGGTACTACACCGTCTTGGCAGATAATAAGCATATCGCCAGCGTACTTGTATAAGCTTCTGTGACCTACTGGCGCACCAATATCCCACACACCAACCATAGACCATGTTGTACTTGATGTAGGATCAGTACCTTGATACACGATAATCTGACCTTTATTAGTCATGATTACATAGTGATCGTTTACACCATTACCAGCATCAATAGTCCAAGTACCGTGAGATACAATGTAACCGCCCTTAGTCATAAACGGAGCTATATCTACAGCAGCCGCAGCACCAGCAATTGATTGAACTGGCAAGTACCATACTTTAAGGCTGTTGTTGCCAATAAAGAACTGTCTTTGAGCATACAGTATAGGGTCACGCAATGTAGTGGCTGTAACGCCTGTTATGGCAGGTGTAGACCATGCAGAGCCGTTATAGTTACGAGGTGCATCTACGCCATTAGCCATAGATAGAAAGTTACCGCCAGAGGTTGCAATGTTGCAATAGCCCCAACGTGAATTAGTTAACCCAGTAACCACAGCAGCGCCTACAGCGCCTTGAGATGTCGCATCGTATACATTGCCCCCAGCGATGGCAAATAACTTGTCTGTGGCCGCTCCAGAGTATGCCATGAGCGTTTCTACTTGCCCTGTAATACCTGTTACGTGTTTTGCATAACCATTACGCAAAGTAACCTCAGTTGTTGCAGGATACCAATTCTCAAGAATAACAGCGTCTGCTGGTTGCATTGAAGGCAATGCGTCCCTAGCGTTCCATCCACCTACTGGTGCTGGTAATGATACTGGCTGTGATACAGCTCTTTTAGCTCTAGCCATTATTAAGCTCCGTAATTAGCGTCTGGAATGTTCTCCCAACCAATTAGGACATTGGCTGTTCTTGGTGCGAGTGATAGTGTTGGTGAACCTGCATCGTTAGCTTTAGCGATGTTAAGTTGCATATCGTAATCACGTTGGAAGGCTGAAGTGTCAAAACCTTTTACTTCAAAGTATTTCTTTTTAAGTGCCAACACCATTAATCGGTTTGGGAATATGCAAGTGTCGCTATCTTGTA